AGTTTTCTAAGAAGTAAATTCTTTTGTTGGTCACGAAGTTGATTTCTTTTTCTTATGATTGGAACAGTTGTAACAGCTGTTGCAGAGTTACTTGCAAGAACTATTGTTGTGTCATTTGTTATAGTATTAACTTTTGCAGTCAAATCTGCACCACCAGCACCAGCACCAGAAACAGTAACAAAATCTCCAACTTTTAAGTCAGTAACAAATGATGTACCAAATCCAGTTACGTTTGCATTTGAACCATTCATAGTTACTGAACCACTTAAAGTTGTTGATTGGTCTAATACTGCATCAGCTGTAAAATCAGCAGTTGTGTTTGGTGAATCCATGAAGAAACCTTTTACGTCAGTAAAGTTTCTAAGAGTTATTCCGTTAATTGTTAAATCAGTATTACTAGAATTTTCAATAATTTGGTCTGCAACATTTGAACTTGTTGATGTTAGTTTTTCACCGACTACAAAATTACCAACAACATTTATCACTTCAAGATTTGTTGATGCTGAACTTTTGATAAATGCAGTTGCACCAGAAGTAACACCAGTAATTTTTGCACCATTAACTGCACCACCAGCATTACTACTTGCTGGTGTACCAGATAAAGATAACTTTGTAAACATTCTTATGTCAAAAAGATATAAATTAAATTGAGATGTGGTCACAGATGCACTTGACAATGCATTTACACCAGAACCATCATTTCCAGATGCGTGTTCAAATGCACGAGCTCTTGCAACACCAATTAAATCACTCATGGTCTGGCCTCTAGTAGAAGTTTTTGTACCATGAAGTTCTAATTCTCTGTAAGGTTCTTCAACTTCACCAGAAATAAATGGTGTTAAGTCTGGACTACCAAAAACTTTTTCTACACGAACAAAGTTACCAACTTCAATACCAGTTATAGCTTCGTTAAAGTTTTCAGTATTTCTAGGTTTTCTTATATCAATAAAAGTTGGTGTAAGAGTTTCAACCTCGTAACCTCGAACATATGCCTTGCCTGGGCTTATTTGAACTGTCATAAACTCTTCTGAAGCAGTATTACCACTATCAGTTGTACTTCCAGAAGAATACACACCATTATTAATACCATCATCTAATGTTTCTTTAAAATCAATATCAAAAGGTCTTACTGTATAATTTCCAGACTCGTCAAAAGTTCTTCTTGCAAGATTATCTTGAAATATACTATACTCAGTTTTATCAACTATACTGTTTATTCTACCATTACTTAAATTTATGAGTTCTATAAAATTTTCATCTGCTGAAGAACCTAGTGGTAGTTTTGAAAGTGTTAATGTAGTTTTAAGTCTATGAGCACCTTTTGCATTTACATTTGAAGTTCCAGTTGCATTATCAAGTAATGTAGTATCATTTTCTGGAGTTTCTAAAATTTCTCCAACTGTCAGACCAACTCTATAAGATGGTGTGTTAGTATACTTGTCTAAGATGATTCTTTGTTCATCAACTTTTACAAATTGACCACGAACAAAATATATTCCCTCTTGTATCGCAGCTGATGAACCTATTGCAGTTGCATTTGATGTAAGTAAAGTTGAAGTATTAGAACCAGCACTAACTGAATTTATAACTGCATCTGCAGCTAAACTTTCACCATCAACAAATCTTAATGTTGCACCAGCAGTAGATGCACCAGTACTCGCAGTTGCGTTTGCAGTACTTGTCGCAGTAGTCAAATAATTTACATAAAGAGTTGGTGCATCAGTAGAGGTTGCAGCTTCGACTGCAATTACTCTCGCAGTTATACCACTAATAGAACCAGTAAGAATTGTTCCAACATAAGATGATAGATAAGTTGAAATTGCATTTCCACTAAATGTTGCTTGTAATTTTACAGCATAATATTTGTTTGTAGTAGATATTTGTCCTGGCACAACCATTGAACCTTCTTTAAAGAAGTGTCTACCATTTCTTTCTACTTGATTTTGTAATATGGATTGTAGAGTTGTTAACTCTCTTGCTTGAACAGCAAATCCTGGCCTAAATAAAACTCTATTGAATTTATCGGTAGGGTCAAAATCGTCATAATACGGAGCGACATTTAAATCGGTCTTTTGAGGCATATCTTAAAATTCCACTACAATTTTTATATCTTCTGTTTGGTCAGATGCTCTTGAAATTACTCTTCTGTTTTCAACATAAAGTATTTCGCCAGTATCAGCATCAAATTCTGGTGTTGCATATCCACTTGCAAACACAACATTATTTACTGTTTGACTTGCAGTATCAATACTATAACTTGCAGTTGATGTACCACCAGTAATTGCATTATTACCAGAGAACGCAGTAAGATTACTATTTGCATCCAATCCATAAGTTGCGTATCCCTCTTGACAGTAATACAATATTTTATTTGTTGCATCCCATTCTACTACTCTTCCTCTTGCACCAGTTGTTGCTTGAGTGATTTGTTCATCTATTTGATAATTAGTTGTGATTGTTCCAGTAATCTTTACTGCTTTCGTTAATCTTGCAGTACTCGCTGTAAACGCACTACCACTTGAAGTTGGATTTTTAACAATACCTACTCTTCTGAAATCGTTTACTTGAGTTGCATCTGCATCAGCTGGTTCAAACTTTCCTTGAACCATAACAAAATGTCCACCCAATTCTTCTATATCATCATCACCATGTCCATTTAATGGTGCAACAATTGGTGTAATCGCACCAGCAGTAGCTGCGTTCCATTGCGTAAGAGTAGAACCAGAAATTGCAGAAGATAATCCACTATCTGTAAATATTCCACCAGATGCAAGGTTTACAGTTGCAAAACTATATCCACTACCAGCTGCATGAAGGTATGTATTTGTTGCGTTGTTAGAACCTAATTCAGTAATTTGTCCACCACTTACAACAAGAGCAACAACTCCACCAGTTCCATCACCTCTAACAGATGTAAAATAAGTACCATTAGGATAACCAGAACCACTATTTGTTACCATAACAACATCTATTCCACGATTATTAGATTCATTTGAATTTACTGTAACAGGCATAAAGTCAGTTGTCAAGAAGTTTTGAACTTCAGATGTTGTCATTTGGTACATAAACTTTAAATAATAATTACTATCATGCCAAAATGGTGCGTTTGAAGTTGAAGTAGGTTCTGCACCAGAAATATTAGTTGCACCAGTTTGTAACTGGTCACCATTATAAAGAACTTTATACACTTTATTTGCAGTAGTCATAAAGTAAAAAGTTGAGTCATATAGATTGGTTGCACCAGAAGAAGATGTAGTTTTTGATGGATAGTTACCAGAGGTTGTTGTTCCAGCGATATCATGTCTATACATATCAAAAGATGCAGAAGTTGAATAATCTCTTCTTGGTATTACCATTTTTATATTTGCAGACCCAACTGCTTTTGCAGCTAACATATCATCAAAGTAAAGTGATTCTGGTTGTACAGAATCTACTGGAACTGGTGGAACACTATCTGAAGTTGCACCCTCTGAAGTCCAAGGTTGTGATTTACCTATGAACACATAATACTTACTTGCAGTTAGGTCTGCAAAAAACAAGTCTGCATTTGACTGTCTAAATTTTTCCGTGATTATTGCGGCCATGATGTTTTCCTATATTTTTATTTATATGGTGATGTACCAAGCATATTTTCATTCCATGTCTTTTTTAACTCATCCATATCTTTTGCAGAGTCAATCTTTGTATCTGCTGGTAAATCTCTTAGTACTTTTTTCTTATCTGCAATCTCTTTTGCTTTTGCAGTATTACCATCTTCTAATGCTCTCATATAATTAACATCTTCTAATTCTAGAAGTGGTTTTCTAACCTCACGAATTTTATCTTTAAATAAAGTTTTAGCAGTTGCTAAATCTTCAGAAATCACATCACCATTGATAACCCATGCGTTACGAAAATGTCTAAACTGAGGTGTTTTTGCAATAGAACTATCAATGGTCTTTCCATTTTTATCTTGTATATAAGTAGTCATATTTTTCTCCTATGCGACCATTTCTACTTTGACATCTTCAGATATTTTCCATGCATTTCTCCATGTTCTTTCTGAAGGTAATTGATTCTTTTTACATATAATCATTCTAGGTTTATTACCTTTGTTCCAATTTCTCCAAACTTTTTCTGGAATATCTTTTTGAATTAAATATTCTATAGCTTGTTCTTCAGTCATTGCATCAATAGGTTTTGTATTATGTAGTAAGTATCCCCTAGTATGTTTTTTAAAATCTGGTTTTGATTCATCTTTTTTGAGTTCCCAGTAAACTTCTACTGGTGGTAGTATTCCACCTTGTAATGCACACGCTAACCAGTTTGGGTCTGGTATAGTAATCTTCGCTGGTTCATCTGGGTTATCTACATCTTCCCAAACTATTCTATAATCTGTTTGAATACCGTCTAAGTTTTCTTTCGCCCAACACAATCTATCCCAAAGATGAGTTCCTTGAAACTCTGGTGTTTTTATTGTCATGCTAAGTCTCCTATAAAACCTACACCTACATCTTCAACATCATCATCAAGATTACCGTTATTTCTGATTCTTATAGCAAAAGATGAAGTACTTCTACTGTCTACACTATTTTGGTTGTAATCATCTTTTAAAGCAACTTGCATATATAAATCAGTTGCAGGGCCTGGATTTCCAACATGAAGATAATTAGCATTTGCCATATTATTTGTAAAAGGAAATCTAAATCGACCAACTCCATTATCTATAGCGCTACTCATATTAAACGAATCACCTTGAACAATTGTTGAAGCATCTGCATCATTAATATGATTCCATGCTTTACATAAACCTTGTTGGACACTTGTTTGTGCAGAACCCTCACCTCTAATCGTCAAAGAATTTGCAGAAGCACTTACTATTGGTGTATTACCAAGAGTTATATTATTAGTTGAAGTAACCCCTTTAATTGTATCTGTTGATATTTGACTCATGCTAAATCTCCACTAATTTGAATATCACATAAATGAGCATCAACAGCTGCACTACCATTATTACAAGCTAGTCTTGTCTGAGAAGATGTCCTATTGTCAAGACCTCCAGCATAATGATTATTGTAACTAGTTAATACATTAGAAGCATTGTTATATTGAACAGCAGAGTAGTCATCATTACTAAATGAGTTAGAATAAGCAACTGTAGCTTGTCCAGTTCCAAGGTCTGTTATACCACTACAGTTAAAACTATCTCTAAAAGCTGTCGTAGTTTGCATTGTGAAATGACACCAAACTTTAGTTAGACTTTGCACCGTATTCTGTGTAACACTTGTACCCCCATCCGACTCATATACAGAAGTATTCTTAACTCGTATATCAACTCCAAGAGAACCACCAGTCTTTCTGATTGTATCACCATGAAGATTTGTTGCTGTAATTGTACTCATTTTTTATCCTATTAAATGTCCACTTGCTGAAGCAAAATAATTACTAGCTTTGTCTTGCACAAAAACATATGCTTTAATTGCATTAAATCTAATATAATCTCCACTATTTAAAGCAAGTGCAAGAGTAAAACTAAGATTTACATATCCATTCCCACTATTAAAAAAACCATATCCACCCACAGCTGCAGTTGTATAATTACCACCACTATCTGTAGATTTTTGTAAAACAACTTGATTGTCAGCAGTACTATTCATTACACCACCAGTTGAGTTTCTACTTCCAAATCCATTAAAACTAAATTGATATAATCCAGTTATTGGTGCTTCAAATCTATTGTTAGAAGAATTCCAATGTGAACCTTGATTAGTAACTACTGAATTAAAATTAAGAACACCAGTTTGTGAAGCATTACTTGAAGTTGCAGTAAATGCTTCTACATGAAAAAAAGGTAATTGTGGTGTAGTAACTCGACCAGTACTGTCTATTGTCATTGCAGTTGTTCCACCACTATGTTTAATAGTATCAGATTGAATATTAGTTGCGACTATTGTACTCATACCGCTACAAACCTTCCACCACTTTGAACTGTTAATGTTACACCATTTGCAATTGTGACTGGGCCAGTCATTGATGCATTTTGTGTGCCAGTAATTGTAACATTACCAGATAGAGTTTGATTATTTACACGAATTAGTGCATTTAATCCACTTGATGAGGTATCACCTATTGCAGTTCCAGAATTATTGATAAAGTATGCAACTGCACCACTTCCAGAAAACTTTGCATTTGTTACAGCATCATCAGCAATATCTGCTGTTGCGATAGTTCCATCAGCAATTTTAGCTGATGTAACTGAATTCGCACCAAGTGAATTTGTACCTAAAGTATCTATTGCCATGACTACTCCTTATTAGGATACAGTAGTTCCATTATTTGAAAGAACTGCCCATCCACCAGTTGTATTATAAATTAATATTACACTATCACCTACATCATTAAACACAATTGTTGTACCACCAGCTAAAGTTGCTGGAGTAAGTGTTGCATCTCCACCATCTGTTACCATTGAGATAGTTTTGATTTGCCCGTTAACACCATTTGCAAGTGAGAACGCTTGAGCACCAGTTGTTACAATCGCACTATGAAGTGTATTGAGTGATAATGCAACTGAAGAACCAGCACCATTTGCAGTTTCGGTTTCTGCAACAGTTTGTGAACCACTTAATAATACATCTGGAGCAGACCTTGCGTTTCCAGCTGGACTTGCTTTTGGTAACATAAAGAAACCACTATCACCAGTTGCGTGTGGTTGTGACATTAGAGTTTGACCATGAGTATTATTTTCACAGTTAAGTCTAATCATACCTTGGTTATTCGTACCACCAGTTGAACGAATTGTTACGATACCAGTTCCCTTTGGAAGTAATGCGAGGTCAACATTAGTTTCACCAGATGCACCAATAATAGGTGCAGTAGATGATGCAACTACAGCAGAACCACCAGTAGCTGCGTTAGTAATTTCAACTTCGTTTACTGCACTTGCAGTTGTTTGAAAAATTAATGACTCAGCACCATTTGCATCTGCAATAAAACCACCGTCTACAAACTTAGGTGCAGTCAATGTTTTATTTGATAATGTAGTTGTTGAAGTTGCAGTTACAGTAATATCAGATGTAAAAGCAACTGTACCACTACCATCTTTAAATGTTATTGTTCTATCAGCAGTTGGATTAGTAATTGAAAATGTAGTTTCATTTGCATCTGCACCAGAAC